ACGCCGCTTCCCATATCTGCGAGAGCAACGCTAATCCCGTCCGGCGCTCGAGCGCCTGCACGGCCGTCAGCAGGAAAGTCGCCAGGAGAGTATCCTCGGCGTCCGTCTCCACCCGGACGTGAGCTTTCAGTTCTTCGAGGGTCAGCGGATCCACCGTGGGAGCGGTGACCAAGGTCGTGCGAGGCATCACCGCAGCACCCTCCGTTTGCGTGTCCGACGACTGACTGCGCGTTCGGGGGCGCCGTCCACCACGGCCAGTTCCCCCATCGGACGCACAGATTCAGCGCGGCCCGTGGCGCACAAGTCTGCCGCGATGGCCGGATCCAACTCCACCTCTGCGCCTGGTGGGACCCAGCCGTACGGGCTGGCCCACCAGGCCCAGAGACGGACCCGCATTTACCGCGACCGCTTCCCGGTCAGGATGATGCTCCCCGACTGCCACAGGCTATCCCCTGCGGCCTGGGTCGCCCGCTGCACGGCCCGGAGAAACGGCTTGACGCCTTTGTAATTGATCTCGTAGCCGCGATTGTCCACGGAATCCACCAGCACGGAATCCGCCACGGTCCACGCCCCACCCGCGATGGAGTCTTGCAGCGTGAGGTAGCCGATCAGGGCGACGTTATCGACGACGCCCGTCTGCATGTACAGCATCGCGCCGTGATAGCCGGAGCGATTGACCGCGAGTCCCGTATTTGCCGCATTGACCGTGGCGGTTTTCGGGGTCAGGGTCACGGTTTCGTCCACCATCGACGCCACATCGGGATTCTGGGTGATCCACGCCACGCTCCCCGCGAGGACCAGGCCCAGCACGACGGTACGCATGTTCATGGTCAGGTCTCCTTGCCTGGTTCAGGTCATCGTGGGCTTGAGGCGCACGAACGCATCGGCCAAGACCGGCGCGGCGTCCGTTTCCGACCGAATCACGAACCCGACCTGATTCGTGAGCGCGAACAATTCGTCCAGCCGCTGCAACCGGATGTCCAGCGCATCCACGATCCAGTAGTTCGAGAAGTCCCCCAGGATCGCGGCGTAGACCGCGCCACCCGACGTGGTGCTCGGGGCGTACTCATCGACCGAGTATGGGAAGTCGAGGAACGTGCTCGGCGCGCCGACCGTCAGGCCCGGCTGCCAGAGGTAGTTGTCGGATGTCTTGAGCTGCCGGAACTTCGACAGCCAATTGCGGTGGAGCAGCCAGCGCGCGTTGGGCCAGTATCCCTGCCGCAACGCGAACCGCGCGCCGATGATCTTGTCGGCGTCCAGCGCCCCGGACGTGGCGACCTCAACGGCGCCGTTGCCCGATCCAGGAATGCCATCCGCCGATTCGGTCCACAACCCGAGCGGCTGATTGACGCCAGACCCGGTATTGAACGCCGTGGAATGCGCCACGGCCTGCTTGTATGCCAGCCGGTCGCGCACGATCGTCTCCATGCCGAGCGGCGAGGCCCGGAGCAGCTTGTCCGAAACCTTGATGTACTTGGCGAGCGGCCAGGGACGCAGCTCCCGCTTGCCGAACGCCATGGTCGAATCTTCAGAGCCGACCGCGAGCTCCGTGGTCCACGTCGGGTCCGACGGATCGGCCGACAACGTCGGCGCCCCGAGGCTTTGGGCCTGTGGCACCTGGAAGGTCCGCGCAATGCTGCGGATCACCGCCATGTTGTCCACCGTCTTGATCAGCTCAGCCAAGAACTCCTCCTGGGGGACGGTATACCCGCCCTCAGAGGCCGTGCCGACCGACAGCGCGCGCTGTTCCTCGGGCGAGAGCGACTGCGTGCCCGTGCCCTTAGGCGCCACGAGCCACCGTTCGAAGGCGCTGCGATACTCGCGCGTGGCGAGCTTGTTGGTGGGCATGCGCCGGGCGATGTGCTGTCCGGTCATGCCATAACGGGTGCGGAAGTCCTTCTCCAGGTTGCGCTGGGCTTCCTCCCCGCGCGCCCCATCATCGGCGGCGGGACTGAGCCGCAGGCCCCGGTTGGCCGGCTGGGCCAACGCCGTTTCCCGGGCCTCCTGTTTCTCGACGAGGCTGATGCTCGACTCCAGCTCGTCCATCTCGCCGTCGAGTTTCTTGAGCTCCGCCTCCTCCTCCCCCGTCCGCTTCCGCTTCTCCTGCTCGGCGCGATCCATGATGGCACGCGACTGTGCCACCATTTCACCCATCCGTTGCCGCAACTCTTTCGAGGTGGCCATGATCGGGTCTCCACACAGGTGGTGAATGCACGGTGGCGGCGCGATTATGGAGGGTGCCCACAACGAAACAGCACCCGAATCGGGAAACACGCCCAGTCGCTCAGACTGGTCGTGCGCCACGTTTCGGATGCTGTGTTCCGCGGTCCACCTGGCGGTGGGTGCGGAGGCTCACAGCGGGCCGGAAACGGCCGCGTCTACAGTGTGCCCCTAAACTACCGTCTTGGGCCCTCCCTGTCAAACCGCCCGGCGTAGCCGGAGGAGCCGGGCCCGGTTTCGCGTTTCCCAATCGGTCGTCACGGGCGGGGCTGGGAGTAGCGCCTGGAGCCGGGCCACCAGTTGGGCCACCGTCTCGCGGCGCGTTTCGGGCACGTGGCCGTCTCGAGTTTCCCGCAAGGCCGTGACCAGGGTGGCCACGTCCACCCCACTCGCCGCGGCTGCGGCCGCGATAACCGAGCGGGCCTCGGCCTCACTCTGCTGGTAGGCCGGATAGGTGACGGGCGAGACATCGTACAACTTGACTTCGAGCAGGGTCCGGGTCGCCGCGCCGTTGGCATCGTACTCCCACTGGTCGCGGATCGTCTCGAAGCCAAATGAGGACCCTTGGACGTAGCCGCCCCGGACCAGTTCCATCGCTTCCCGGTGCGAGTCAATCTCCGGGTTCAGGGTCGCCCGCGCTTCGAGGCCCGTGTCCGTTTCCGTGAGGTCGAGCGTGCCATTGGCCTGCCGGGCGAGTGGCCGGCTGGAGTCGTGGTTCCACAGCGCCACGATGTCGGCACGCGGCGACGCCTTGCCCACACTGATGGTCTTGCGAAACGCGCCCGGGGCGATGATCTCCGTGAATCCCATGTCCACCGAGCGCGAATCGAACGGGATGAACATGCGGAGCGTCGGGTCTTGGCTATCCGCGCGCAGTTCGAGCAGCCGGTCGCTGCGCCGCTCCCGCTTGTGCAACGAGCCCTTCAGGTCCTCAATTGTCGGCATCGTCGTCCTCCGGCTGTGGGGCAGGTGAGGCGGCCGGTACGCCGGCCGGCTGATCGGCATAGACGTCCCCGCCCGGGCGCGGGTTCAGGTCCAGGTACTCCCGGATGTCATTGGGCGAGAACCATCCCCCCTGGCGGCCGGCCGTAAAGGCGGCCGTTTGCGCCGTGGTATCCCCGCGCAGTAGACTGGCGAGGTTGAACTTGATCTGCACGCGGTGACGGTCCTTGCGACCCAGGAGCTGCATGGCGGCGCGCTGCTCCCAGCGCTGCACGCGGGCGAGCATCGAGTAGGTCACGAACTCAATGCCCTGGTGCTCGATGTTCGTGAACGTGGCCCGCTCCAGATCGTAGAGCAGGTGCGGCGGGACCCGCAGCATCCGCGCTGCCTCGGTGACCTGAAACTTGCGCGTCCCGAGAAATTGGGCCTTCTCGGGCTCCACGGTCGTCTGATGCCACTTCATGCCTTCTTCCAGAATCAGCAGGCGGTGCGCCCGACCCAAGCCAGACGCCTGCCGCTCTTTCTGTTGGCGCAAGCGGTCCTGCGCTTCGAGCGAGAGGTTGCTGGGATGCTCCAGTATCCCCCCTGCGTTGGCGCCCTGGCCGAAAAACAGCGCCCCGAACAGTTCGGTCGCGAGGCCCAGCCCGATGGCTTCGCGGAAGGTCTGGACCATCCGCTCGCCCAAGAGGCCGTGGCGCGACCAACCGCGGATATGCAGGACATCCTCGGCGGGCAGGACGGTGGAGGTCTGCGCCCGCCCGAAGGACTCGTTCGGCAATCCGACGCGATAGACCAAGTTGTCGCTCGGATCGCGCTCGATGGTGACGCGATCAGGATTGATGGGCCAGAGTTCGATCGGGATGCCGCCTTGATTCCAGACGATGTGCGCGTAGCCGTTCCCCCAGAGGTCGATGTGCGTCTGGAGCAGCTCGCGAAACTCAAAGCCGCTCATTTCGGGGTTCGGGAACGCAAACAACTGGGCGACGGGATGATCGGGCAGTGGCTCGCGGCCTCGCGTGTCGCGCCGGCGGGAGAGGTCCACGGGCAGCGAGGCCAGGGTTTCCGCGCAGAGCCGGATGCCCGAGGCGATGGCGGTCCACGTCACGGCGGTGCGTTCACTGACATCCACCCCGGACGCACCGGGATAGCCACTCGTGAAGTCGAGCCATTGGGCTGGGTGACCCAAGTGCTGCGTGTAGGCGCGCTGCTCGAGATAGCGGGTCAAGAGATTCACAGGCTCGCCCTCCGGCGTTCCGCGGCTTCCACCCGCGCGCCCAGGATACCCCACAGGATGCAGAGCCCGCCGCCCACGATGACGCCGGCAGGCAGGAACACCGTCCCCACCGCGCACGCGATCGCCACCCCACCGGCTAGGGCCGCGAGGTCGTAGCGGCGGGTCCAGACGGCACGGCCGAGACGCCTCATACCGTCACCTCGAGCAACCCGCGGGATTCGTACACCGAGGGCTTGGCGGATGTCAGCGCGAGCTTCATCGCCATAATCATCGCCACCGGGCCGTCGATCTTGTTCTCGGCGCGCTCTTTACGCGGAAAGATATTGTCCTTGGCATCCGGCCGCACCGTGACGTTCCCGATCATCCAGGTCATACAGGGGTTGCCGTCGTGGTGGAAGCGGCCGTCCTTGAGCGCCGCCTCGATCGTTTTCATGGTCTCCGAGAAGTGGGCGACCTGCTGCGGAATCTCGACGGCGGGGATGCTCGCCGCGACCAGCCCGTCGCGCAGCCCGATGGAGTTCCACGGGTCGATGCCCGCCCCGACGATGCGGTAGCGCAGCTTGTCGAATTGCGCGTCGCCCACGATGGTGGGGAGGTCGCAGTCGTTGCCATCAGTCGCGATGAGGTGCCCGTCGTGCGCCCAGCCCTGGTAGTGTTTCTTGGTCGGGTCCGCAATAGCCGCCTCGGGGACGTAGTGGCGCCCGAAGTAGTAATAGTGTGCTTGCCCCTCCACGAGACGCGTAAAGATGCGCGCGCGGGACACGAGGTCGAGCCGGCTGGCAAGGTCATACCCATCCCAGCAGCGTTCACCCAGGAAGCCTTCGATCCGCAGACTGGGGTCGGCCTGGCGGTGCCACCACTCCATGTTGACCCACGGGGAGCGGACGGTACACCAGATGTTCAGGTGCTTGGTCTTGAAAACATTCTGCTCGCGGGAGTCGGTGATGGCCTTGCGCTGCTGTTCGCGTAGGAACTCCCCGCTCACCGAGACGTCGTAGTTCGGGTTGGCCTTGCGCAGCGCGGCGTCCGTGGTCCAGTCGTCGCCCTCGTCGATCGTGTAGATGATGGCGAACAGCCGATCGTCGGGGAGCGTGCCGTTGAGCATCTTTTGCGCCCGCTCGTGCAGCGCGTAACAGGGGCTGTCCAGGTTGTCGCCGGCGGTCGTGATGACCAGCGCCAGCGGCTGGCGTCGGGCCCCCATCCCCGTCACCATTGTGTCGAACTGGGTCGAGTCCATGTGCTCGTGATACTCGTCCGTGATCGACAGCGAGGGGCTCGCCCCATCCCCGGGCTTCCCGATGATCGGCTCGAAGCGGCTCCCGGTCTCCAGAATGACCAGGGATTTGGCGTTGACCGTGACCCCGAAGGATTCCCGAAAGGCCGGGGTGCGTTCGGCCATCTGCTTGGCCGGCCGGAAGACCTCCCACGCCTGCTTTTCCGAGGTGGCGCCGGAGTACACTTCCGCCCCGAACTCCTGGTCCGCGGCGAGGCAATACAGGCCCGTAATGGCTGCGTCGGTGCTCTTGGCGTTCTTGCGGGGGCGCTCGATGTAGGCCACCCGAAAGCGGCGCAGGCCCGTGCCTTTCTCGACCCACCCAAAGAGCATGGCCCGCTCAAAGCACTGGAACGGCTCGAGGTGAATCCGGTTAGGCTTCCCCGGGGTGGGGATCGCCCAATGCCCCTTCACGTGGGGCAGGAGCTCGGCGAAGGCGCAGGCCGCCTCCGCCCGGGCCGCGTCAAAGCGGTAGGGGAAGTCCTTGCGACGGGCGCGGGCTAGGTCGCTCCGGTGCCGCCGACAGGCCCTTTGCACCCAGGCACAGGCCGGGATCGTCCCCTTGAGTACGTCCCGCACGTAGGCATGGGCGCTGTCCACGTGGGGGGTCATGTGGCAGACGCCTTCAGCGCGTCAAAGGGATTCGGCACTGGGGGAGCCGAACCCGGGGCCTTGACCCGCGAACGGTCTGAGGGTGTCATGCCCAGGCGGCCCAGGTTGGCGGCGAGCTGATGGCGGTCCCCAGTCCGTAACTCGTTGTTCCGGGCGGCCATCCACAGCCGGCACGTCTCCTCGACAATCACGCGATCGGCCACCGTGAGCCACGGCGCCCAACGCCGGATCTCCTCCCACCGTGCCGTTTCCGCTTCATCGAGCACGCCCGGAGCTTCTCCGAGAGGTTCGGTCAGCACGGGCTCGCCTTCCCGCGCGGCACGGCGCTGGGGATCGTGGCGAAACGCGCCACTTAACTCCAGCACCCGCGTCGGTTTACGTGGTCGAGCCATACCATCCGCATAAGTATACATGGTTACGCATAAAATACGTTTTGCGGACATAGGAACCCGAC